CTACAGCTGTCTGATGCATAAAATAATCCTTTATTAAAGAGATTGTTGGATGTATCAAGGACAGCCTGGCACGATGCCGGACTGTCGGCGACTAACGTCTTCGGTTTAACTGGGGTTACATCGTAACCTTTGTATCCGTCGACGCCGCAGGATTCTCTAAAATGTCCGCGAACAAAGCTCTTCGCTCTGTTCACCTTCAATTGTAGAGCTTCCATAATGCGGAGAAGCCGCTCATACCCGTGTACTGGGATAATAATATCATCCCCATACACGCGTACCTTGCCACGTAACTGCTTTATAGTACGCCAACTTACTTCACCGTCTAGGCTTGCGCCTAAGGCGATGCAGAGGAAGACGATACTTTGAACAGGAAACGTGACAGCTGTTCCCTGCGAGGCAAACTTCTTGGGTTTCAAGAAGCTCGGAACGTTAGAAATATCATCTCTAACGTACCTCGTACGTGCGGCGTGCAGAGCGTTCAGAAGGGAAGGATTTCCCCTAAAGATGCGCTCCACGGTCCAACACGTAAGTCGATCACTAGCGTCCGACAAATCGACGGTTGCCAATGATCGATCAAGGGAAGCACGAAGAACCAGATCGCCAGATTTACTCTGATCTTTCAAATCGATAAAATCTCGACCTATAACAGTCTTGATTCTATCTTCAAAGAAAGAAAGGAGTCCTTGCTGACACCACATATGTGATGTCGGCTCGGAGGCAATCAACCTAGGCCCTTTAGCCGTTTTTGGAACGGCCATTAGACGACTAGGCGGTTCGTGATGGGTAGGACGAATAACGTCACTACCAACCGTTCTGCCATGAAGGTGGAACGGGAACATCACTTCGAGCTTCGCAGACCATGTCCACTCATCGGTTCTACGATGACGCGGTATGCGTTCTGCTACAGCACCGGTACCATGTCTGAAACCGATGCCATTAGACTCACTTTCCAATGCGGTAGAATACCACAAAGGATCGTAAGGCCCAATAGCATCTGAGAACAGGTCAGCAACGCGCTGAACCTGCTCTAGGAGACGGTACGTCCCCGAATCGTATGTTAGATTTTCTTCGAAGAGCCCTTCTTGAAAAGGCCCTTCAGAATTGAACCTAACGACTTTCCGAGGTTGATAAACGCAGTCGCCAAGGTGGCGATAGCGACTATCTTCGTAGTCGTCGAGTCGTCCGTCCCCTGCCCAATCAAGGGTGGGAGGTCGGAGCCTCCGCTCGATGTCATGGTACGCCTTAACTGCCGATTGAGTTCGGCTGTTTGAGCATTCCACGGCAATCTTCTTCCCTAAGGTCGTAATGACCCGCAAGAAAAAGATAGCGTTGACATCTGCGTCCTGTCTCAGACAGGCGTTCTTATCGAACACGCGCAACCAGAGTCCCGAGAATAATCTCGGCACCCTGATGTCAGGTGAAACCCTATGACTTATAGGGCCACTTAACACAAGGCGTCCGGTCTCGAGCCCCTCAATTAAGAGGGAATCAAGATTCGGGAGGTCTAACGTGAAAAACGTTAAACCTCGTGTCCGACAATAAAGGGCGAGTCTATCGAAGTCTTTCGACAAACTACCCTTCAACGCCGGGTATGACAGAAGTATATCCTTACGGATTCCTTCTGCGACATGGAGTAGACTGTCCGCTTGGCTTTTCATATCAGGTTCCTTTCGGAATGTGGTATCCAAGCCGCGGAATGCTGTTAACACAAAAGCTATCCTTTGGGATAGCCCATCTCAATAGGTTGTCTTACGACTCCTTGTTGAGCATCTTGGTGATATTCGCACCAGAGGACGCAGTCAGAAATGACAGCAGCCCGATGGCATCGTTGACAGGATCAGTAAGGGTATCCCCCTGCTGATTCTCAACGACCACGTAGCTCTTCCTAATAGTAGAAAGAGTTGCGGGCGCGACCGGAAAGACCGTATGGACGAGCTCCACGTTATGACGAGAAATCGTCACACCGCGTTTCTTATCCAGATAGTCCGTATTCCGGACGTTAAAACGAAATTCCTCAGTAGAGGTAGTCAGAAGGTACTCAGAAGAGTAACCATCCTGACGCACCCGCACCAGGTTTTTCGCCACACCATTGATGGTGATGACAGCAGGATCCGCAAAAGCCATAACTACTCCTTGTTCGTGTCTTGTTTAGCTGTGCAGTGCCGTGATGAGAACATCATCACAGACGCTGCACCGCCAGTGACGACACGATACCCATCTGGTCTTTCGTTAGAAAGGCCAGATGAGCTGATGGAAATACGGGCCAGAGTACTCGACTCTTATCCTCGATTATTACACGACCTGGCGCAACTCGCGCCGTGCCGTTTGTATTCGAGGGTCCGAACGACCACTCTGTCTTGGTGTGCCGCATAACTGTAGTTATGGGCAATGAACATGGAATGATATTGCGTGATGCTCGAAAATAAGCACCACACGTACTCATCCAGTCAATAAGCCAGCTCCAAGGTAATGCCTCCCAGTAAGTGTCTAACTGAGTTAGACTCAAACCGAGGACAGCCTTATAAGCTTGCTTCACCATATCACCATCATCATGATCCCAGGGAAGAAATTCCGCTGCAGGAAACCACCTGCAATGGGTTCTAACCTGTTCGGTCGTGATGACAGTCGCTGGTTGGGAGTAAAACCCAAACACCGACTGCGCTGTGAAAGGTCCCTCAGCTCGAGTGGACCCGTCCCAGACGGTGACCGTACGCCTAAGTCCCTTAGCTCCATGAAGCCGCTTAATCTCCTTAATCCGATCATTCATGATCTTTTTAAGTTGCAAGCACTTCTGGATATCGCCAAGTATCGGCAATAAGCCGAAGTTGACGTATAGGTTAAGGCTAGCTGCCTCACCCACCGAATTTGGAGCGAAACGCTCCAAATTACGAAATGGATGGGGCAA